ATTATCCGACCATGCTACTAGGGTCACGACAGCCCGAAATAAGGCCAGAGACACGCGTAACGAGACTACGGCCCATCCGGTACGGAGTACCCGGAGCGAATGTTGCGTCTTGTGCGATGCCCTGCGCGCTCTGGCGAGCGTTCCATAGGTCGACGGCAATCATTAGCGCGGCTTCGCGTATCTGCGGAATGTTGTCGTAATAAGTTGATTGGCCTTGCAAGATGCAATTACCGTCAGGCTTGTTGACTCTGTAAGTCACGTCGGCATGGGTGATAGTTGCTTGAAATTGATTTGTGAAAACTCTTGTAATCGTGTGGGTTCCGTCAAACGGTGGGCCAACTCTATCGATGGTCACTTGTTGGCCGACGCTATATTCATGAGCTGTACGGGTCCAAAAACGGGCCAAGTTATTGCGGATCTCTACGCCAACGATTGAGGCGTTATGGAAGTTTAGGAAAGATTTTAAGACTAGCTCGGCGGAATCCATGACGCCCTCTAGGGTCGCGTCTGGATAGATGTCGCCCACGCCGAGGACTGCTTTGAAATCCTCTAGATCAATGAGTGACATTTTATTCCTTTCGAGTGGTGTGATGGGGGCCGATCAGGACCAAACGGCCCCCATCACGAGGGATCGACTAGCTGACGGTAATTGCTCGCATGGCTGTCGGGTACTTGTTGGCTAGTGCAACGAAACCGTAGACGGCAATTTCGACCGTCATGGTGTCGATTACGTTAACGCGAACCTGTGCGGTTCCGCTTTCGTAAAATGTTGCGTAAGCACTTGGGTAAGCGAGGATATTAGTTGAGCCGATGTTGTAATCGGTAACTAGATCCAAGCCCATAACGTTGCCGCGGCTGAATACGTTTGTACCGGCTGCGTTAGTTGTTGGGCCTGTTGCGTTGAATAGCGGACGGCCTGCATCGTCAACGTCTGCAAGTAGAGCGGCGTAACGTGACGCGCCAACTAATAGACGGTTTGGATTGAAACGCATAACGGCTGCGGAATCTGCGATCGCGTCGGCAATAGCTGCAACGTAACCGGTTCCACCGGATGCGCCGCATCCTACAATACCCTCGGTGAAAGCGTAAAGATCGGTCTGTTGGGCGTATGATGCCGCAAGTCCGCGCAATAGTTCATCTAGGTAAGACGGGTCGGAACGTTCCAAAAGCTCGATAGATACGCGCTGTTGGCCTGCAAACTTAACTACGTCAACGACTAGATCATCGATTTCGGTAGCTGTGTCGGATGGTGTTCCCAATTCGTCGGTTTCGGCAACGGTTGGAAGTGTCTGCCAACGTGGGATACGGAATGACATACCTGCGGCCGGAAGTGCGCGGCGTTCGATGCTGTCAACGAATGGGCGAGATGAATCGACGACGCCGATGATTTCGCGCATAAACGGAACCGGGATTAGTCCCGAGTTGTCGGATGTTGTTGCTTCACCGGCTGCGGTTACAAAGTCCATCGCTTCGCGGTTTCCGCGCTGCGCCTGAAGCATTTTTGTTGCGTACTGGCCGGCTGTTAATGCTGGCAATTCGCGTGGCTGGGTAAAGATTGGTGAACCAAAAGTCGAGGCTTCGATCTTTGACGCCTCAACTTCGGCAACTTCCTCGATAACCTCGATTGGTTGTTCAGTCATTTCAGTCTCCTCGACTGTCTGGGTTTCATCGTCGGCGGATGCCGCGACTTGTGTTACTCTCGCCTCGGCAAAAGCCGGATTTGTGACGAGAGAGACCTCTACGAGTTCGGCGGCGGTGACGATGATGTTCCCGTCTCTAACCGTATGCTCGATGATGTTGGCCCCGACGGAAATGCCGTCGCGTAGGCCGTCGGCGGCTTCAACTAATACGTCGGAGCCGGCGGTAGTTTGGCTTATTTTCATTTCGCCCATGATGCCGGACGGGTTAGCCGAATGGGATACAAGCTTGCCAACTGGACGGCGGCCGTCATGCTCTAAAAGGACTTTAACGTTGTCGCCAATGTGTAGTGATCCAGCTTCAAAGATAACCGGGCCTAAACTAGTCGATCCGACTGCCCCGAACGGCACAATCTGGCCGAAAATGGTCCGAGTCTTAGAGTCTGCGGCGGTGATTGCGGTACTAAAATCTAGTCTCATTGGATTGGTGTCACTTCCGTTTGGGACGGCGGCGTGATGCCGTTGTCGTTTGATTCCTCGGAGCCGGCTGGCGAAATGTCAATAAACTCTCTAGCTTCATCTCGTGTAATGATCCCGGAGTCGTAAAGCTTAATCGACATCTCTACGCGTTCGGCGGCGTTGCCTCTTAGGAAATCGTCAAGATCAAATCGGACGATCTGATTACGCGGAGTTACGTCGTCCATCGATAGACGATCCTCGATGACGGTTAAGTAGTTGCGGAGACCGAAATCCACCAAACTGCGCCTCTCGGAGGCCACGTTGCTATATGTCGCGCTTGCGTTTTCGGCGTTCAAATACCATGCAGGGATGCCCATTAGGCGAGCGATTTCACTTGATAAGTGTTGACGAGCTTCGACGAGCTGCATTTGAGCCGAGTCCATGCCAACGACTTCAAGCTTGATCGGTCCCTCAATGTAAGCGGTTGAACGTTCGCGGCGAGCCCGGCGGAATGTGTCCATAACTGCCGATACCTGATCGGACGGTAGGTTCATACCCTCATTTAGTAAAACCATTTGAGGGACCGGCTCGGATGCCATGTTATAGGCCGCTTGTTCAAGAGCAATAGCCGAGGAAATAGTCATCCCGCCCCGAGCTAACACGCCCTCATCGATCGCATTGAAAACTATAAGACTGTTTAAGCCCGAGGACGGGACGTTTTTGGAGTCGACCTGATAACCGGTTATAAGTGTGCCGGAAGAGTCGATAGTAGCTTGTACGCGACGGGGATCGATGCGACGCGCTCGGAATGGGCGACCATCCTCGGGAGACACGTCTAAAACTTGTAAGTAGCCGACGCCGTAAAAGATTAGATCGTCAACTAGCCAAGTAATTGTATTTACACGCGGGAGAGCTGGATCAGGCTGGACGATTAAAGTCCGATTGTTAATGTGTGCGCCGGTGATCTTGTTGTAAGACTCCATCGGGATCGTACCGATTGAGCCGGCTAAGATGTTGCGGCTTCGAGCGATAGCCGGGACCGTCATGGCCTGCTCTCGGGTTGCGTAACGTAGGTTAGGCAACTGGCCCGGGAAGCTGAAAAGGTTTTCCATCTCTCGGGTAAATCCGGCGGATGACTTGACTTCCATTTGGCGCAAGGCTGGCTCTGGATTGGTTAAACGTACTGCGTTCAAAAATCCCACAAGGTTATCGCATCACGTTAAAACACTTAACGCAAATAATGGGACGATGTGTTGCGAGTCGTTACATGAAAATACCGGTAGGGCCAAGATCCCACCGGTATCGATTTTATATTAGCCGACATGGGTGACGATTTGAGTCCGGGGGACTTCCGCGTGTCCGACTGCTAACACAAGAGCGACGGCGGCGGAGATGGGACTCTGACTAGCTCGGCGAGCGATACGCCAACCACCATCCGAGGCCGGACGTCTGGCACAAGCAACAAGATGGTCTCTGAGCTCTGACTGGCCGGCATGGACCAAACGTTCGGCGTTCATGGCCGACGCGGTGACGTCGCATAGTGTGGCGAAATAAGCCGAGCCCCAACTATTTTCCTGCATACGGATCCCGGCCTTTTGTAGATGCGGGGCAACAAATCCCGCCGTTGCTGGATCATAGGCAATTTGTCGCGCTTTGTATTGTCTAGCCAAAACGGCGATCTCCGACGCTAACTCTCGCTCGCCGATCGCGTTTTCCTTTACCCAACGATGTAAAAATACGCGTAAGCCGTCCGGATGCTCTTGGGCCGATACCAAATAAGCTTCGGTCCGGTTAAAGGTTAGATCCAGACCCATCCAAGTCGGCAACGTTGGATCCATAGTCAAATTGAGATCAAGGCCATTATCAAAAGCCTCGACGTTGAACGGACTGTCAAGAGCTGCCCGCCATCTGCATAAACTTTCGGTCTCGAATACGTCGGCGGAGTTGCGGTTAAACGAATCCTCTAGATCCTGCTCGTTGATTAGATGCCCGAGTGATGGATTAGCTTGACGCCAACCTTTACGATCCGAGATCTTTAGTTCCGGAGCTGCCGACCATTCCCAATAACCAAAACGCTCGGAATTGGCAGACATGGCCGAATCTCGGAGCGTATTGAGTACGACGGACGTATCATCTCCCGCGTTCGAGCTGGTCCATAGTTGAGAGTTTTTTCGGGCTCTCAAAGTAGGTTCAGCGGCTGCCCAAGTTGCCGGGCTGATCTCTCTAAGCTCATCGATGTAAAGCAAATCTAAGGTCTTACCTCGGGCCGCTCTTGGCGTGGCGGAAATGATGTCGAGGCGTCGGATGGTATTACATCCCGGCGGGCAGGGGTTGGGATGATGCTCACACCAAATCTCTAGACGCTCCTCGCCATGCGATCGGTTTTCCCTTTTGAGACGATCCCGGAGCCAAGATTGTGAGTTAATAACGTCGACTATGTTGCCCATCGTTTCGAGGCTTTGTTTTCGGTCTTGTGCCATGATCCCGATGCGCTTTGTATTAAAGACGTACATCGAGGCCAAAAGTAAAGCTCGGACCGTAAACGTTTTTCCGTTTTGTCTTGCGATGATCAGGTTGCAAGTCTTTCGCCGAAAGTTCCCGGACTCGTTTACCATTAGCCCCTGATCGAGGACGTATTTTTGCCAATCAAGTAGAGGCTCGTTTGCCATTTCCATCAGTTGACTTGCTAGGGGTCCGAGGCTTGGCCCGCTTAGGGGTAGCGTCTCCACTCGGGGCTTTGACGATCCGTAAGTAGGCTTCGGAGAGTGAGTTGACATCGGTATCCTTAACGGCTGTCGTAGGTTGATCGGATCGAGATTTCGGAGTCATGTGTAAAGAGTCCATGATTGAGTGGAGTCTAGATAGCAACGGGGCCAAGTCTTTAGTCTCACCGGCATCGAGTAACGAGTCGCATAAACGAGCTACACGCAACAAAGTGGCGACGGCCCCATTATCGGCAGGTTTCAAATATTCGCCGTTATTAGCTAAAGCGATCCGGCAATTATTTTCAATGGTTGGAAGCTTTTCGGAAGTATCAGGCATTAGGCGGAC